TCGTCGATATCGGCGACCGCCGACCATTCGTCAAGGGTGCCGTCGAACTCGCCGAGGCGAACGGCGGCGTAGTAGGCAAGCTCGGTGATGTTGGTGACCGAGGTTGTCACCGCGAACCATGAGTCGCCGGTCTGTTTCTCCCACTCGCGGAAATCCATCGATCGGATGACGACCGGGAACGTGCGCCCGGTGTCCATCATCTCGACCCCTACATTGATTTTCGGCATTTCGTTGACCTCCTACTAGGTCGATTGGTGAACCGCGCCCCCGTCAGTAGGGGCGGGGGCGCGGTCGCCTTGGTTACTCGTCGTCGTCGGCGACAAGGGCATGCGCCCCCGTTGCCCACGCGGTGCCGTTCCAGTGGGCTTGGGATGCGTCGCCGAGCACGACGTACTGACCGGTGGTCCACGTCGCCCCGGGCTTGCTGGTGCCCGCGTCGCCGATGACCGGGTCGGCCTTGAGGGTCGTCAGGGATCCGGGGATCGCGTCGGGCGGCACGAACGCCCCGGGGGTTCCTGCGGTGACCCCGGTCGCGGCGGTCGCCGAGCCGATGACCTTTTTGCCGCCGAGCCTTGTCGGCATTGTCAGCTCGGTGATCGGCCAGCTCGCCTCGGTGGTGATCCGGGTGTTCACGTCGCCGCCGATGTTGAGCGCCTGCACGGTCACCTTGCCGACCCATTCGTCGACCGGGTCGGCGGTCGGGTTCCACGTGAAGTCGACGGTCTCAGAGTTGTGAGCCCATGAGTAGCCGACCAATGACTCGGTGCCGTCGGGGGCGGTGAAATCCTGGATCGCGGTCAACGTGAGGTTGGCGGTCAGGGTCGCCCCCGACGCCGCCGACAGCGTGTCACCGCACAACACCTCGACGGCGTCGTCGCCGCCCGCCGTGTCGTTGGCGGGCTCAATCGCGGCGCTTGTCGGCTGACATGAGAAAGCCTCGCCGCCGACGACAAGTGAACCCTGCTTGACTCTGCTTTCGACAATCGTCATTTTCTGTTCCTTCCGATGTTGCTACGGCGTCGCCGGGGGGGTCCACGTCAACGAATGCTCAAAGCTGATTTCGAGGGCGGGCACGCCGCCCGCCCCCTCGGGGTCATAGCTGCTGGGGCGTACCTCGCGCACCTCGTCGACAACGGCGGTCACCTCGCCGAGCAGCTTGTCGAGGGATCGCCATGCGTCGAGGTTGGCGGGGGGTCGGGCGAGGGCGTAGATCGTGAACGTCGCGGTACCGCCGCACATCACATCGGCAACCCATACGGGCGGCACGATCAGCACGGTCGGGAGGTTGAGGTTGCGAACGTCCATCGTCACCCGCACCCCCGCCGCCCGCAGCTGCTCGGTGAGGGCCTCGGTCGCGTCAAGGATCGCGGTCATGCGATGACCGGACCATAGAACCGGTTGATCTGCAGCGACACCTCGATATCGCGGTCGATCGACGGCGGGGGCCCGCCGAGCTCGACGAACGCTGATATGTCGTTGCTGTTCCGTCGGGAGAACCATCGGGTCGCGAGCTGCACCGCGCCCCACTTGGTGCGGTCGTCGACGACGACCGGGTCGACATGCGGCGACGGGCGGGTGTCGTCGACAAAACGGTTCACGGCTGCTGTCGTCAACGTCAGCCACGAGGCGTCGGTTGGTACGGCGGCGAGATCCTCGTCAGACAGCCCGAGGGCTGCCTGCACGTCGGCCTCGGTGATCCATTCGGTCATGATCGACACCCGCTCGTCGCGTATGCCCTACTTCTTCGCCGACTGCTGCGCGCTCGCGGTCATGGCGCCCGGCAGGATCAGCGCCTCGCATGCGGCGTTCGGGTTGAGCACCGCACCCTTAGCCCGGGTCTCGGCGAGGGTCGTCAGAATGTTCTGACGGAACCCCGACTTAGCCGTCGACCCGGATCCGGTGATATCAGAGTCGGTGGTGTAGATCTCGATCCCGGTCCGCTCGAAGAGGGCGAACGCGGCAGCGGCGTCACTGACGATCGTCTCGGTCATGCCCGGCACCGGCACCGGGGTCAGCGACCAGAGCCCGTTGCCCATCACGGTTGCGGCGGCACCGCCGAGGGCGAGCACGTTGATATCGAGGAAGGCCAGCGACTCGGGCGACGCCATGACATGCGACGGGGTGAACCCTGCCGCCTGAATCTTCGCCATGGCAACCCGCACAACCTCGATCAGCGGCTGCCCGGCGGTGCCGGTGACCGACGGCAGGGTCGCCGAGTTGATCACGGTCGCAAGGTTCTCCTCGAGCTCCCGCAGCAGCCCCCGGGTCAGCCCCGAGTTGAGCAGCACCCGAAACGCGTCGGAGTCCTGCGCGAGCTGCCGCGTGTACTGGATCCACCCGGCGACAACCTCAAGCGGCACGTTGCTCGACCCGTTGACGACGGCGAGCTCAGGCTTCTCGGTGCCCTCGGCGACGATCCCGAACCCGGTCGGATCGTTCCACGTCAGCAGCTCAACGCTGCCGGTGGTGACCGGCACCCGGGTCACCGCGTCAAGCAGCGGGGTTTTGAAAGCGGGTGTCTGCGGGGTGTACTGCTGCGGCTGCGGCAGGAACGTCTTGCCCGGGTCGACGAGGGTCGTCAAGACAGCGCGGGACTCCATCGCGAGGCGGAACCCCTGCACGTCGTCGAGTACCGACCGGGCCTGAATCCCGCGCGACTGGTACTCGGGGGAGTCGATGTAACGGTCGCCGAACCCTTTGAACTCGCCGCCGAACGGGTCGGCGGGGCGCGGGTTGGTGCGGGTCGACGCGGTGCGGCGCTGCAGCGACGCATCGATCGCGACGGCGCTGTTCCTGACGTTCTCGAACGCGACGAGGGGCTTGATCTGCTCGTCGATGGCAGTGATCGTCTCGGACGCGGCGTCGATGGATCGGCGCTCGGTCTCGACGAGATCCCGCTCCTCGTCGGCGGCACGCTGCACGAGCTGCTCGATGAACTCGACCTGACCGGCACGCTGACCGTTGAGACGCTCAATCAGCGGGTTTACGGCTACTGCAGTGGACATGAGTACGTCGCCCCTTCCCGGGCACGTTGGAATGTGAGTGCCCGGGATGACGTCGCTGTCCCGGTGAGGGCGTTTCGCTGTCCGGCGGTCTGTCCCGAGGGATGACCGAGCCGGATACGTGCGCCGGTAGAACTAGTGCGGACCATACCGCACGGCTTCGAGTAGGTCGAGGTATCGGTCGCGGTACGGGGTGAGTGACCCGACCGCCGTTTGTGTGCGGGTGAGGGTTTCGACGGTTGCGCCGTCATATGCCCCGGCGGGCACAAGGGACACCTCGCGTAGCCGCACGTTCCGCCGGGTGACCCTCGGGAATGCGGGCGGGTCCGCCGACGCGTAGTGATCTTGCCCGCGTAGCGGGGTGAACCCCACCGACAAGCCTGAGAGGGCGCCGTCGCGGATCAGGGTCCACGCCTCGCGGGCCTGGTCGGTGTCGGATAGCTCCCATTCGCCCCACAAGCCCGCCTCGGCGTCGATCAGCGACGTCGACCTACCGACGGGCAGCCCCGCCATGTTGTGCCCTATCAGCAGCGGCAGCGGCTTCCCGTCGGCGACGGCCCGGGCGAAACAGTTCCGTTGAAACCGTTCCTCGTAGGCCCCTGCGATGAGGGTCCACTGGTCCCACGGGGCAGCGATCCCTTGGAAGCTGCGACGCCCGGCGGTGTCGTCGACGGCGCGGATCTCGCAGCCGTCGAGGGCTGACCGGGTTTCCTCGGCGGTGATCACGGTCTCGGTCATGCCGGGTTTCCTTCCTGCACGGGCTGCTCGCCCTCGTCGGTGTCGGGCCCGTCGTCGGCGGCAGCGGCGAGCTGCGGCGGCACGGGGGCGGGTTTCTCGAACGTGTCGGGCACGCCCTCGTGCGGGCGCAACCCGAGCCGGTCCCGCGCCTCGGCCTTTGTGAGCCAACCCTCGGCGATCCCGTTGGACACGAACTCGAGCTGCTGGCTCGGGTTGGTGCTGAGGTAGCCGGTCCAGTCGACCCGCAACGGCGTGCCGTACGGCAGCAGCGACGACACGAGATCCTCGACCCGGCGGGCGGGAATCGACAGGGTGTGATCCAAGAGGTCGCGGCGGCGTTCGCCGAGGTTGGCATAGGTGAGGTTGGACCCGGTGCCGGTCGAGCTGTCGAGCCATGCCGCCGACAGCCCGAACGCGTGGGCGACGTCGACGAGCCATGACCCTTTGGCGTTGACGAGGTCGGCGTCGACGACGGATAGCTGCAGGGGGGTGAAGTCGACCCCGGCGTTGAGCACCGCGACGGACCGGGACACCCCGCCGTGCTGTTCCATCCATCGGGCTTTCAGGGCGTCGGCGCGGGTCTCGTCATAGTTGGGGCTGCTGACTTTCAGCACCCCCGACGGCACCCCGGTGCCGAGCACCCCTGCGAGGTAGGAGTTCATCCGGTCCCCGGCGGTCATGACAAGCCCGGATCGGGTGAGGCTGCCCGAGGGGGTGTCGCCGTCGTTGGGCGCCCATCCCCGCAGCAGCCGCATATGCCATTCGACGGGCCCGACGTGAAACACGCCGTCGAGATCGGACTCGACGGGGTCGTCGCCGTCGGGGTCGAGCACGAACCGCCCGTCGTCGGTCCATGCCCACATCGCCGGGTTCACGATGCGGAGTGTCCCGGCGAGGGGCTGCCCGGCGGAGTCGACACAGTGCAGCTCGGCGCCGATCCCCCACCACAGGGCATGCGTGACGAGGGT